CACAATATAGGTTCTAATCACAATATTCAAGCTAGTGGTAAAAAATCTATATTTCAAGCATTTAAATTAATAACATAAGATAAATTATGGCAACACTTTTTACAAAAACAAAACTTTATTTAGAAGATAATTCTGAAACTTGGGATGATACAAAAGTATCTTTACAAAATGATGGCTCTGGAGATTATATTAAATCTTGGACTTATGATATTGCAAAACCAACTGCTGAACAATTAGCATCATACGAAACAGCTGGTAATGCTGCTGAAACAAATGCTGGTATAGATGCAACTAGAAGATCTCAGTATGGATCATGGGAATCTCAGATGGAGATGATTTATAAAGATCAGAAAAATGGCACGTCAACATTTAAAGATCATTGTGATAAAGTAAGATCAGACAATCCAAAGGAGTAACCCATGGCACTCTCTAAGGTTAACTTCAATAGCTTAAACTTAACACCGACTGCTAGTAAAACAGTTGTTTTTAATTCTAGTAATAATGGAATAGAGGCAGGAGACGTTGGTGGTGCTATGAATTTAATATCTACACAAACAGCATCAAGTTCAGCGAATATATCTTTTACTTCAGGAATAGACTCTACTTATAAAGAGTATATTTTTAAATTTATTGATATTCATCCAGCCACTGATGGTGCAGAATTTATGTTTAACTTTTCAGCTGATAGTGGAAGTAATTATAATGTAACTAAAACGACTACTTTTTTTACTGCATACAATGCAGAATCTGAAACCAGTGCTAATGTATCATACTTTGATAGTTTAGATTTAGCACAAGGAACAGGTAATGCTAATCTTTTTCTTAATATTGGAAATGAAAATGATGAAGCTCTTGCTGGAACTTTTCATTTATTTAATCCATCTTCTACAACTTTTGTAAAACATTTTATTTCAACAATAAGTGGTTATAATAGTGCTGGATCTAATGGTAATGCAACTAGACAACATGTTGCTGGTTACGGTAATACAACTTCTGCTGTTGATGCAGTGCAATTTGTTATGTCATCTGGTAACATAGATAGTGGCACAATTAAAATGTATGGAGTAACCTAATGGCACTCACAAAATTTAATTTTAATAGTTTTGATGTAACATCAGCTGCTAGTAAAGGTTTAGGATTTAATGCTAGTGCTAATGGTTTTTCTACAATTAATCCTGGTAGCACGACACTTATTAAAACTTTAACTGCTAGTTCAAGTTCTACATTATCATTCGTGAATGGAAGCTCAGATGTAGTATTAGATAATACTTATCCTACTTATGTTTTTAAGTTTATTAATATCCACCCATCAACAGCAGCACAATTAAAATGTAATTTTTCAGTAGATGGTGGTAGTAATTATAATGTTACAAAAACTACTACTAGTTTTGTAGCACAACATTTAGAAAATGGTACTTACCCAACTCTAACTTATCAAGCTGTAAGAGATTTAGCACAATCAACGTCTGATATGTTTATTTCATCTAGCTTACTAGCAGATAATGATGGAAATTTTTGTGGTTCTATGACTTTATTTAATCCAAGTTCTACAACCTTTGTAAAACATTTTATATCAAGAGGTAATTCCATGAATACTGATCCAGGTTCTGTTGATGATTATTTTGCTGGTTATGGAAATACCACATCAGCAATAAACGCAGTTATTTTTAAAATGTCATCTGGCAACATAGATGCTGGAACAATAAAACTCTATGGGATAAGTGATAGTTAATGGCACTTAATAAATTAAAATTTAATAGTATAAATGTTACACCTGCTGCTAGTGAAGCATTAAAATTTAATAGCAGTGCTAATGGATTCGAGACTGGATCTGCAGGTGGTGCTATGACTTTTATTAAAAAACTTACTGCTAGTTCTAGTAGTACATTAAGTTTTGTAGATGGGTCTAGTAATGTTGTTTTAGACAATACTTATAAAGAGTATTTATTTATTTTAAACAATATTCATCCAGCTGTTTATTCTGAAGTTCAGTTTAACTTATCCTCTGATAGTGGATCAAACTATAACGTGACAAAAACCTCAACATTTTTTAGACCAACTCATAGAGAAAATGGTGCAGATGGTAGTATAGCATATGGTACTGGTGGAGATTTAGCACAAGGGACTGGTTTTCAACCTTTAACACAAGCATTAGGTGAGACAGCAGTAGATAATGATGCAAGTGCATCAGGATATTTACATTTATTTAATCCATCTTCTACAACTTTTGTAAAACATTATATTGCTGAAATTCAACATATGCATAATAATGATTATTCAATGGATAGTTTTGTAGCTGGATATGGTAATACCACAAGTGCAATAGATGCTGTGCAATTCAAAGCTTCATCAGGAAACATAGATAGTGGAACAATAACATTATACGGAATTAATTAAGGAGGAACATGCCCTATATAGGAAAAACACCCACTGTGGGAAACTTTCAAGTCTGTGATGCGATATCAGTCGTAAACGGACAGGCAGCTTACACCCTACAGGTAGGGGGTGTTAATGTTGCACCAGAATCAGC